TTTCCACATTGCCGTTTGCGTTGTTACCAAACAAAGCCAATTCCGGATGATCCACTGCTTTCACCGGCTCATAACCATCACGCATCTGTAAGGACACGTTGTTGGCTAATGGCTGACCTAGCACATGAGTCGCTACCCAGCGAAACGTGTAATCTGGATCAGGTGTCGGATCGGGCAGGTTGCTCGGTGGTACGTATACCGTACGAGCGGATTTATCGCGTGTTTTTAAGTCACGTGTGATGCGGTCAATAGTATCAGCCATTTTGTTTCTCCAATTTTGCTAATTCAACAGCGTATTGCTGTGGGGTTAATCCAAATTTTTTAGCCAAGGCGATTTGCGTTGGCGACATTTCAACTTTTCTTACCCCAGACGATCTAGTCGCGGAAGCAACTACTGTTGCAGCTTTTTTAGAGCCATCAACCGATTTAGGCTTTTCTTCCTTCCCAAATACTTCTGGAAAAGTTGATTTAATGCGAGCATCAATGCGCTCGAAATATTCGTCAGAGCGAGGGTCAACCCCCGAGTTCACTAGTTTTTGGTGCAGCCCTAGAGAAAAGCTGGTTAATTCTTCATACCCCGGTTGACCGAACCACTGGTTTTTTGCTTGCCAGCGCAAGGTTTTATCGTCGATCTCTTGTCGGGGTGGAGGAGATGACCTGATTTGTACATCAATATCATCTTGTTGTAAAGGGGTAGGTCTAAAGTTTTTTGCAGCTTCTACACGCATCTTGGCGTCTGTCAAGGCTTCTTGTGCCTCCAACAGAGCATCAGAATCGCCTGCTTCGTATGCTTCTTTGTACTTACGCTTGGCATTTTCAAGCTCAGCATGTGTTGCCGCCTTGATTGTTTCAGAATAAGTCTGTTCACCCGTACTTACGTGTTGTTTTAGACGCTTGTTCTCGTCCAAAATGTGCTGTGTGATGCGCTCTAGCTCCTGTTTTTCACGTGCAAGGGCTTCTTTGGCGCGGCGCTCGTCATGACGGGCGTGTGTTAGCTCTTTAATGCGCTTTTTAACGCCATCAGAGTACGTATCAAGTTCATCATCAGACGGATCTTCCACATTACGATCCAATGGCTTTCGGCCACGGTCTTCTTGCGGGGTATCGTCAACGATTTCTATCTCAATTTCAGTACTTTCGCTCTCTTTTTCTGCGGAAGTGTCTTCAACTTCGTCAGGAAACTTGTATGGATCAGCCATTTTATTCCTTTTAAGCGCGGGTTAAGCCGCGAGGGTCTTGCACAACAGCATCAACTTGGTCGTCGTTGATGAGACGGAACTCTTTGCCAAAGATTTTGAATCTTGTGCCAGAGTAGGTACGTACTAGGATGAAGTCACCTTCTTTACACCATGCTCCGTTGGGAAACTTGGCGATATCGTTGTACGCATCGGGGCCAACTTTCAAAACAAACAACACAGTGGTTGCTGTTTCTTCCAGTCGCATTCCCGCAATAGGCCGGACTAAGTCCAGACTTGTACCGTCAACTTTTTCAGAGATGTCAGGCACGGCGCAAAGAATCTTCCAACCTGTAGGGTTAGGAAGTTGCGTGGCCTTCTGCTCATCAGTAGCTTCGGGTGCACCCAGAGGCTGGATGGGTTCAGGCAGTGCAAAAGCACCGGGGGAGAGATCAATGTCACTCATCGGATTGTTCAACTTTCTGTGCAAGGTCAAGGAGATAACGCTCTGCAAGGGCTAGACCCTGAATAACCCCGCAAAGTTTTTGATACTCTTCAAATGTGCGACACCCCCCACCAGCCAAGTCATCGGCGTAGTTGTTCATGTCAGTGCGTAATTTTTCACGTAATACGCGTACGAAGTCTTGGATCATGATTTAGGTTCCGTTTTGGGTTGGTTGCGAGAACTTTGTTGCAGTGCAGTAGTACGTGCTTGCAGATCCATTTGCTTCTGGTTCTTTGCAATCTCAGCGCCCATCTGAATACCAGCGCGTTCTTGCTCAAACTGTGATTTGGTTTTACTTTCGTTGATTTGTGCACCCACTTTGAGGGCATCAAGTTCCAAACGCCCGCTGACCTTTTGCTCTTCCAACTCTTGTTTGTCGGCGGCGATGGTTGCATCCATCATCAACTTCTGCTTCTTTAATTCCAACTCGCCCTGCTTGATCTGCAACTCTTGCAACTGCATCTGAACCACGGGGTCTTGTGCTTGCTGCTGTGCTTGCATCTGTGCGGCTTTGGCCTGATCTTGCATGAGCACTTGCTGTGCCGCTTGCGCCATCATTCCAGACAAAGCGATCTCCACGTTCGGTGGCAACTTCTCGTCTTCGGGTGGCAGTGGCATACCAAGTTGTTGCTCGATCTTCTGGCGCATCATGTAGCCAACGTGTTCTGCAACGTGTGCAGTAAGCGCCGCTTGAATGGCTGGAGCACGGGGGTTCTGACCAATGAACTGCTGAATCAGTGGGTCTTGCAACAACATCATGTGCACTTGGATGTGTGACTGATGGTCTTGGTACATAAACGCTTTAAGCGGTTTACCCTTGAGCACATTCTGATTCTCAGACACGGGGTCTGTGGGCTTCTGGTCTTCTTCCAGCGGCACTAACTTATCTGCGTTCTTTATGCCAAGCACTTCCAACATGCGGCGATGCAGTTGTGGCAAGTCATAAATATCAGGCGCCATCTGCGCCATCTGAATCACAGCTTGGTACTGCACAACACGTTGACTCATGGTCGCGGCATTGGGGTCAGACACAGGAATCACATCTACGTGTTGGTAGTCAGCCTGTTTAGCGCGTGGGCCTTTTGTGCCTTCTGGCTCGTACAAGTAATCAGTATCTGAATAATCACGGATGATGTTTTTCAGCAGACCCAACTCTTGCTTCAATGCAAAGTGCACACGGGCTTGAACAGCCGTCATGACCTTGAGTTGTCTTTCTAACAGTGCCAGTGTTGTACCGACAGGAGCGTTGCCACTCATGTCCGACACCTTCATGTCAGCGGTAGCGGCAAACCTGCGGCCTTCTTCCACAATGTTCTGAAGCAATGTGTACAACGTCTGACTTGGCTCTTTGTATGGCAGGGGCAGAATGTTGTCACGTATCGTGCCAGAGCCTACATCTACATCACGGAATTCACCCGGTGCGATGGGCGTGTCATCTCCTTTGATGCGCAGGCCACGTGTCTTAAGTCCACCGGGCAAGTTGGCAAGTGTTCCTGCGTCGATGAGTTGACGCATGAGGGATGTAGCGGATTTAGCAAAGCCCCCGATAAGATGGAAAAGCCCGAAGCCATAAGCCCCAAAACCCGGTATATATTGGTAATGTACAAAGTGCTGACGCTTGAGTTTGAGTGGGTCATCTTCCTCCCAGTTGCGGCGAATGGCCAGCACATCGTTAGTGCCTTTAATCAACGTGACAACGTACGGCAACATGATGCCGGTTTGTTCACCGTCTTCTTCGTCTTCAAAGCCTTTAAGGTCTAGGTCAACGTGGCACTCATACAGTGTGTAACGATCATCGTTGAGATCACTAAAACCTGTCTCTTTATCTTTGGCTTTCTGAATATCAGTGGTGGACTTATCAGGCTCAGACAACTCAACGTCGCGGTAGAAGCCTGCTTGTTGCAGCTTCAAGATTTCATTCTTGGTCTTGCGCATCACGTGTGTAATGCGGTAGCACGTATCCATCTCTGTTGTGCCGTACGGCAAAATGATGTCTTCGGCTGGGATAAAGATTGATACTTGACGTCCCAAATTGGGATCGTAGTACACCTTCTTAAACGCTGAACCCGTGGCTGGCAGTGACCACAACATGCGCTCATGCTCTGGGCGGAACTCAACCATCTTCTCTGTCAACTGATAGTTCATATCATCTTGAACACGGGCGGCGGCTTCCTTCTTCTCAGGTGTCTCCTTGCCAATGATCTTGGTGCGCACGGGGCCTTGTGCGGGGAACGTCTCAGTAATTGTCTCAGCTTGGAATCTGACGACCGCCTCAGTAATCATGGGGTGGAATACACCTGACGCACCATTCCAAGGTTCTGTGCGCTCTTCCATCTGCAAGCCCAGAAGTTTCAAGCCTTCTGTGTAGGCTTTCTCCCAATCCTTGCGTGAGGCTTTGTCGTTGTCAATGTCAGAACACAACTCACTTGCCATAGATTGCAGTGCACTATCAGACACTTCATCGGCCAAGTTATCCGAGAAGGTATCGTCATCCCCTTCACCAATGCTGATCTCTAAGTCACCTATTGCAATGTTGACTTCTTCAGGGTCAACAATCTCAATCTCAATTGCATCCTCGTTTTGCGCTAACGCGTCAATCCCAGTGGGTTGTTGGTACAGTGCTTTGTCGATGTTAGTAGCCATCTTTGATCCTTAGTAATACGCCGCCCTACGGGGCATAGAGAGAATGTCATCTTTTTCGTCGCTGTCCAAGCTGATGAACCCACCATTCCTGAACCGAGCTAACGCCATACTTGTGCAGTCAACCATGTCATCATGATCTGACGCGGGAAACGCAGCCACCTGCTCTACAACTTCCTCTGCCCAGCGCCTACCCGCAGGATACCAGACCATGCCCGATCTGAAAATATCCGACACTGCATTTAACCGTGCAACTTTATCACCTGTACCCCTGTGTGGGGTGAATTCTTGGACAGGAATTCCCATGCGCCTGAACTCTTGGAACAGGGGCGTACCGCTGGACTTCTTCTCCACAATAAACGCATCAGGCTCCCACTCTCTGTATTCTTCCAGCGCCATGTCTTTAAGTTCACCAAACTCCACCCGCTTGTTGATGGCGTTCATCAGGATGATGTTGGGCTTCTCGCCTGTGAGTTTGTGGGTGAACACTCCCCATGTGAGCAGTGCTGTAAAGTCAGCGCGGTTGTTTTTCTCCGCTGCCGCGTCAAGTGTCATGATGACAAACTCAAGCTCTGGGGGGTCTTCCTCTTCCCACCGCATCCACCACTCGCGCTTAATGATCGCGCCTTCTTCGCTGGTGGGTTGTTGCTGATACTGAGCGTTCCACTGGAACGAGGGCATCGACGCTTTGGTTCTATGCAGGGCTTCAAGGTCAAAGAACTCAGGCCACAGCGCCCTTTCTTCTGGCGTGTTCTCGTTGAATATGGCAGGGAACTCAAAGAACTCGTACTTGTCAGACTCTTCATTGCGAGCCATGTCCTTGGCCATCATGCCAATCAGATCGTTGGGATGCCAGCGGGTATGCACAATCGCCATCCGGCCACCCGGCATCAGACGTGTTCGAGCACCAAAAGTAAACCATTCGTACGCCTTTTGGAACACCTCAAAGTTGCCGTTCAAGATGTCCTGCTCTGAGAACGGATCGTCAACAATCAAGAAGTCAGCACCGCGACCAGCAAGGGCAGAGCCAACACCACAGGCAAAGTACTCACCACCTGAGTTGGTGTTCCACCGACCAGCAGACTTGCTGTCAGCGGCCAGCGTCACCGTTGGGAATATTTCCTTGTACATATCTAGGTCAACCAAGTTACGCACCTTGCGACCAAAGTCAACGGCCAAGTCTGTGGTGTGCGACACCATCAGCACCTTCTTATCAGGGAAGTTACCTAGGAACCATGCAGGGAAATAAACAGACACCAAAAAAGATTTACCGTGCCGTGGCGGAATAGAGACAGCAATACGGTCTTTGCGGTTGAACGCCATGTCTTCTAATAGAGATGCCAATCTCTTGTGGTGCCGCCCGATCTTGTAGTCGGGGTTCATCTTCATACAAAACTCAAGCAGGCTACTGCGTGCAATCTTGGAAGTTTCTCGCTTGGTCAACTCTTCCAGCGTGGCATCGAACGATTCTAAATCTACAGGGTCAAGTTTTGCCAAATCTACGTTTTGTAGATCCTCCATTGTGAATTCAGAAAAATCAATCATCTGTGTTAATGCTTGTATGTACTAACGTGGGTGTGCCCAGCACTTCCGCCTTGCTCTCTTGCAAGGTCTTGGGTTTGACCTGTACATCCACAATCTGTTCTGTCTTGCTACGCAATTCCAGCAGTTTGGAAATCCTACCTTTGATCGAAGCCTCAAGCTCAAGCGTGGTTTTGTGCTTCACGGTAATTTCACTGCGCTCTATAAATAAGCCAACGTCACCCACCTTGCCTAGCAGTTCAAGTGCCCTGATGCGAATCTTGGGATCGGGGTGTGTGGTTTCCTCAATCAGCTTATTGGTCACATAGGTTCTGATCTGCACAGCCGAGTTCACCACCACCTGATCGTACTCGCTCAGTATGGATTTGAGGTGCAACACCGATGCCGTGGTTGTGACTGCGTTGGTCTGGGGTGTTACTACATTTGTAGCTTCTGAGCTACTAACTGATTCATGGAAGGCCGAGCGTGCCCGCACCTTGTCTTCTTCTGAGGGTTCATCGGGCGCACCGAAGGCTTGCAGGAACTCAGCCGTCTTAAACAGGGCATCCACCTTGGTATGCAGAGACACCACGTCCTCCCGCTTGCTTGGGATTGGCACCGTCAACTCTGGGATACAGGTCAGCATGGCGCGAAATATAACACACAAACGGCAGGGCGTGTCAAGACACTATCACTATGGGGGTGTTCTGGAACGTGATTTCATGGAATTTTTGCTATAAAAATTTTTAGCAGGGCGTTTTATTTTGATGGGGGGTGGGTTCCGCTGTGGTGATTTGAGAATAATTGGGTACCGTTTGAGTAGACCACACTGTAGATGCGGCTACGGAGTCCCAACGCTACAAGGCTTGGTGGGGGGTGGGTGGGGTCGCGCCCGTGGGAACTGGTGGCGCCAGAGGGAGAGGGAAAATTCCTACATGGTAGGAAACAACATAAGACTAAACAAGGGATAGTGAAAATAGGTTATAATAGACACATCGGCAAGCAATATTTCATTGACCCGATATTTTTAGGAAACACTAAAATGACCAAAGCTATCCAAACTATTGACACTATTGCTCTTTTTAAGGGTATCGCTACTGCTCACAATGCTGGCGTGTCCGCCCTTGACGTTATCAAGGGTCACATTGAAACCTTACGCAAAGGTGAGATCAAGATGGGCAAATCCGTAAAAACGTGTGAGTATCGTCGTCAATGCGTTGATGCGTACGCGATCGCATTCCCCAAAACTGCTAAGAAAACACGCGACAATTATGTCACTGCTGTAGTTGACGCCGTGAACAATGGCACAGAATTTTCGTTCTCCGCATCTAAGGGTAAGGCAAAAGGTGGCAAAAAAGGCGAAGCTAAAATTGAAGCTATTGATAAAGTTATCGCACGGGTTTTCTCTCATCCTGAATTTAAGACATGGTGCGAGAAAATTCAGGCATCATATGACAATGCCGATGCCGATACCCTTGAAGGTTGCGTAAGGTCTTATCTCGAATCAGAAGGTTACGAAATAACTGAATAATCCCTACACGGTAGGAAAAACCCAACCCGCCTTGTGCGGGTTTTTTGTTGCCCACTTCGTGTGGGCTTTTTTGCGTCTGGCTGGTCGAGGGTTTGTAGTTCTCCCAAGATGGGAGAACTGGTGGGGGAAGCAGCTATGCAACCACGCAACTATGTGGCCATGCAACTATGCAAAAAGGCGTGTTCCAAATGTTCTGGCTTTTTAGCACGTAACTGGAACGTTCTAAATTTCTATCGGAACACCCATCTAATCACGTCTTATCATTTCCTAGCAATGTTCCAAAGCAAAAAGCACCTTTAATAATAATAAAATAATATATTTATATATATAAGAGAGTGTTGTTCTGGTTTTTACAAAGTCAGTCTGGGAAATTTTCTTTTTTAATTTTCGGGTGAAGTTGTGGGCAACCCTCTGCGATCAAGCCTTGACTTTTTCCTACCCAGTAGGATTTTTTATTGGGGGCTTTTGCCCCATATGGTCGCTAGAACTCACTGAATTTCTGCACACATTTTAAGCACACCTTCTTTGCAAACTGCACGTTCCAATACATCACAACATTATTTCCCTTGCGTTCTGCGTTCCGTTCCAATATAATCTATGTCTCCAGTACACACTGAATTTCAAGGAACTTTGGAACACACTATGGCCACCAACCTACTAGACCTCGACCTCGACCCCGAACTCATGCAGACCCTTGCCGAGCAAGTCAAGGCCGACACCACCTATCGCACACCTGCTCAACTGCATGAGCTGCAAACCAAACGCAAAGCCAATGTAAAAACATCTTTGCGACAAACCCGTGAACAACGTGCCTTTGATGTGCGGGTCAAATCTTTGAAGCCTGATGAAGATGCCCTACGCAAACTGCGTAGCCTCGCCGTGGGTAATTATTTTGTAGTGCCTGCAACTGAGGCCGTGGCCATCCGCAACATGACCGCCCGTGAAATGCGAGATCGTGGTATCAAATACATAACCACCAAGTTTGTTTTTGGGCGGTACGAGTACATCAAAGTGCTTAGGCACAACCCCATACACGACAAGGATTGACAGTGCCCTGCTTCACAGGTAGCACTCGCAGGCTCGTTCTGGAACACGAGGGTATGTGATATGTTTGATGATGTTTCATCATGTCTTGACTTGACAAGCCCCTTCTTGTATGGTACAATGGTGAAACCATTTGGGAAATCGTGCCCATACATCGGTTTTTCCTACCCAGTAGGAAAGTTCTTTAAAAACATATCAAGCGTATGTGCCCCAACACATACAGTAAACCGTCGCTTGGTTGATCCAAGAAGCGCACAGGGTGAGAGCAGAGTTTGGTGTCACAACACCATCCCTTGCCGTGATCCCTTCCATGCGTGAATAGCACGTGCCGTACCCAGTCGGCTCATTGCACCGTACTTGTGCAATGGAAAAGCAAATCGATACTGCCTAAATGTGTGGCTTGCTCTGTACCACAGTACAACAAGCCTAATGCATGAGGTGTATGCGAGAGTCATGTTCACTTAACTTATATACATGGGCTATCAGTCTATGGGGTAACCCATAGCGTGCCTTAGAACACCGACCGAACGCATATCAATACTTGCAAGGAACACGGACTGGTGAACACCAGAATATACGTGAACGACAAACACTATCGCAGTTACAAACACAGA